TCAGTCCATCCGTCCCCGATGCAGTCCGAACCGATGCTGGACAGTCCGTTTAAGACCCGACCCAGTTCGAGTCAATGACAACTAAGCCCAGAAAGCCCAAAGCCCTACGAGGGGCAACTAAGCCACGGCTTCACAGTCCACTTCTCAAAGGCGAAAACAAGCTGCAAGATGTTAAAGATCTATGCGCTATCGTCAAGATGGATTTAATGCCATGGCAGGAATATGTGTTAAAGGACATATTGACTGTGGACAAAAAAGGCATGTGGATTCGTAAGACAAACCTGATATTAGTAGCAAGACAGAACGGCAAGACTCACTTAGCGCGTATGTTAATCCTTGCTCACCTCATAAAGTGGAATACCAATGTCCTCATTATGAGCTCTAATAGAAGCATGGCACTAGACACCTTCCGACAAGTAACTCACCTACTGGAGACCAATGACCACCTTAAAGGATTCGTTAAACAGATCAGACACGCCAACGGCACAGAGTCTATTGAGATGCTATCTGGAGCAAGGCTTGATGTTGTCGCAGCAACTAGAGACGGCTCTCGCGGTAGATCAGTCAATGGATTGCTCTACATCGATGAAGTCCGAGAGATTACAGAAGATGGATTTAGAGCTGCTACTCCTACAACTAGAGCTCACCCAAACTCTCAAACCCTTCTTACCTCTAATGCAGGAGACGCTTTCAGCACTGTACTCAACGACCTACGAGAAAGAGCTATCGACTATCCACCCAAATCTTTTGGATTCTATGAGTACTCAGCACCTCAATACTGCAAAATAACTGATCGTGCTGCATGGGCTATGGCTAATCCTTCTCTGGGGTACACAATTACAGAGGAAGCCATTGAGGAAGCGATTGCTACTTCACCGATTGAGAACACGCGTACTGAAACTCTTTGCCAATGGATCGACTCGCTAAGCAGTCCTTGGCCGCATGGAATTCTAGAGGAAACCAGCGATTCAACCCTTGAGATGGCAGTAGGCGCGTATACTGTATTCGGTTTCGATGTCAGTCCGTCACGCAGGAACGGATCATTGGTCGCAGGACAACTTCTCCCAGATGGGCGGATTGGCATTGGAATCCTAGAGACTTACAGCTCTCAGGTTGCTATCGATGAGTTAAAAATGGCTGCCAGCATAAAAGCATGGTGTGACATATATAAGCCACGCCTAGTCTGTTTTGACAAGTACGCTACCCAGACGATTGCAGATCGCCTAGCCAATGCCGGTGTCATTACCGAGGATGTCTCAGGGCAACAGTTCTACAAAGCCTGTGGAGATCTCCTAGAAGGCTTAGTCAATCATCGAGTAGTTCACAATGGACAGGCTGAGTTTATTCAGCAGATGAATAACTGCGCAGCTAAGGTCAATGACAGCGCATGGCGCATCATAAAGCGCAAGTCAGCAGGTGACATCTCAGCACCTATCGGTATCGCCATGGCAGTAAGCAAGTTAATGATCCCTCAACCTAAGCCTCAAATATATACTTAGACACACCCATATTACATTGTCTAATTGCTTGACAACTGCTACCATTTATGTCTATGGGTAAAATCTTGCAGTCATTAGGGCTTGAGGCTAAGCCACAATTACAAGCTCAAGCAGCACCTCAAGTGCTCGGTGAGTATTCACCTTATGCGATGCCTTTCCAATTTGCATATGTTGGCCGCACAGAAGCAATGTCTGTACCAGCGTTAGCACGATGCCGCAATTTACTCGCAGGCACAATCGGTGCAATTCCTTTAGAGCTTTATAGAAAATCTACCAATGAAGAACTTGGTTCTCCTGCATGGTTAGAGCAACCTTCATATTCTCAGCCACGCTCTGTCACTATTGCGTGGACTGTCGATTCACTTTTGTTTTATGGTCAAGCATTCTGGCAAGTAGTCGAAACTTATCAGGAAGATGGCCGTCCATCTCGCTTTGAGTGGATTGCTAACCATCGAGTTACTGCAACACTAGATAGCACTAACACATTTGTTAAATCTTATGCAGTCGATGGCAATACATTGCCAATGGACGGACTTGGTTCTCTTGTTACATTCCAATCATTAAGTGATGGCATTCTTAACACAGGTACTTCAACAATTCGCGCAGCGATTGATGTCCAGAAGGCAGCAGCGATTGCAGCAGCTACTCCAATGGCAACAGGTTACATCAAGAACACAGGAGCAGATCTAGATCCTAAAGAGGTTCAGGGTTTGCTTGCTTCATGGAAGAATGCTCGCACTAATCGCGCTACTGCATACCTGACATCTACTTTAGAATATAACCCAGTCTCATTCTCTCCAAAAGATATGATGTACGGGGAAGCAATTTTCAATCTTGCTACCGAATGCGCCCGTCTGTGCAATGTACCTGCTTACTATGTTTCAGCAGATCAGAATAACTCTATGACTTACGCCAATGTGCAGGATGAGCGTAAGCAATTCTTAACTATGTCGTTACAGCCATTCATTACTGCTATCGAAGATCGCCTGTCAATGGATGACATTACTGCTCGCGGTAATGTAGTCAAGTTTGACATTGATAAGAACTTCTTGCGTACAGATCCAATGCAAGAGTTAGCAGTTATTGAAAAATTATTAGCATTGAATCTAATCACTCCAGAGCAAGCGATGGAGATGACAGATTTAACACCTAACGGAAGTCAGGACTTAATATGAGCCAAATCATTACCTTCTCTGCCGATCTAACAGCAGATTCAGCAAGCCGTACTATCTCAGGCAAGATCGTGCCTCTCAATGTCGAAGCAGGATCTACCAATATGGGTAAAGTAATTTTCGAGTCTGGATCTATTGAGATCCCAGATCCTAAATCTATCAAGCTACTCAATCAGCATGACATTAAGAAGCCTTTGGGTCGCGGTGTCAGCTTCTCTGAATCAGAGAACTCTATTGATGCTGTATTTTCTATCAGCCGCTCCCAGCGCGGTACAGAAGCTTTAATCCTTGCAGAAGAAGGATTACAGAGCGGTCTGTCAATCGGTGCAGAAGTTCTTAAGTCAAAGATCAAGGACGGCGTGACTTATGTGTCTGCTGCTCGCTTGGTCGAGGTAAGTTTAGTAACAGAGCCAGCCTTTAAGTCTGCTCAGGTTACTGATATTGCAGCAGAAGAATCTGATGCAGAAGAAACAATCCAACCAACAGAAAGCGAGACAGCCGTGGAAAACACCACACCAGCAGTCGAAGCAACACCAGTTGAGGCTCCAGCGGTTGAAGCTGCTCGCCCAACAGTATCAGCAGCATACTTTACAAAGCCACGCATTGAAGTAACAGCAGCTAAGTATGCAGAGAACACAATCCGCGCAGCACTAGGAGACGAAGATGCTCGTCAATACCTACGCGCAGCAGATGACACAACAGACAACGCAGGTCTAGTACCAACACGCCAACTGTCTGAAATCATCAACCCACTATCAACAACAATTCGTCCTTCAATCGATGCAATCTCTCGTGGAGTATTGCCAGATGCAGGTATGACTTTCGAGATCCCAAAGATCACAGCAGCACCAACAGTTGCAGACACAGCAGAAGGCGCAGCATTCTCAGATACAGATCAGAACGCAGCTTTTGTATCAGTATCAGTTAAGAAGTACGCTGGACAACAGACATTCTCTGTCGAATTGCTAGATCGTACATCTCCAGCATTCTTTGATGAGCTAGTCCGCAACATGGCAGCAGCTTACGCAAAGGCTACAAACGCAGCCGTAAATGCAGCACTTATCTCAGGTGCATCACTAGATGCAACAACAGTAGCGGCATACCCAACAGCAGCAGAATTGCTAGGCATTGTTGCTCGCGGTTCAGCTTCTGTTTATGGCGCAACAGCAGGACTACCAAACCCATTCGCTCGCAACATGGTCGTATCTACAGGACAATGGTCTAACATCATGTCTCTTAACGATGCAGGCCGTCCAATCTACACAGCATCACAGCCAATGAACGCAGGCGGTGTAGTTACTCCAACATCACTAACAGGTAATGTTGCAGGACTTAACCTCTATGTAGATCCAACAAATGCTGGCGATGGCGATGGAACAATCCTTATCGTAAACCCAGATGCATACACATGGTACGAGTC